GAACGACCTGTCGATGATCAGCCCGGCGATGCCGCGCTGGCGCATGACGATGTAGTCGTTGATGGTGAGGCCCGTCACGCCGCGCTGGATCCCGATGACCGGCGACAGGACGTCCGGCACGGGCGGGGCGAGCTGCCCGGGGTTGCGCTCCGGCGCCAGGTTCGAGCACACGGCGGCGAGCCAGCCGTCGCCGGGGACGTCGAGCACGCCGTCGGTCGTGGCGGGGCCGGAGGCCACCGCGATCGGGATGTTGACCGCCTCCGGCACGAAGGTCTTCGCCCCCGGCCAAGAGTAGAACACGCTGCGCGATCGCGTTGCCCCCACGCCGGGGGACGCGTCGCCGGACGCGGTCGTGGTGTCCTGAACCGACAGCGGCGGCGAGATGCAGGCCACGCGCCCGACGCCCACGGACGAGGCGTCGAGCACGTGGGTCTTCAGCTTGTTGCGGATGATCGGCGACGTGCGCGCCGAGTACATTATGTTGACGTCGCGCTCCGGCAGGTCCTCGCCGAGAAAGGAATCGATGGACGCCGCGTAGAGCGCGTCCAAGGAGGCGTTGGCGGGGGCGTTCAGACCCTGGACGGCGGCGCTGAACGCCAGGCCGGGGGCGGTCGGGTGCGTCCGCATCTCGAGCCCGGACAGCGGGCTCCACGTCAGGGCGGTCGCGGCTGGCGGCGCCACGGTCGGGTTCATGTTGGTGGCCTGCGCGATCGTCGCGTCCAGCGGGCGCGTCGGCACGGTGTAGCCGCCGGCGCCGGCCAGCGCAAAGTTCCCGCCGGTGTCCGCCGTCGAGGCGACGTGCAGCCGCCACGGCTGAATCGTCTGAAGGATCCAGTTCAGCGAGGTGAAGTCCGACCCGTCCTGCATCTCGATGCTGAGGTGGGTCGCGTCTACCACGGCAGCGACGCGGTACGTGCCGGCGTCCGTCAGCACGGACACCGTCGCCCCCGCGAAGTGTGGGGCGGCGGCTGTGCCGTTCGCCGCCCGCGTGATGCCCGTTAGCAGGTTGTCCACTGTGCCTGTGTAGGTGATCTCTTCCGTGTCGATCAGCACCGTGGCTGCGGTCGGGAACCCGACGGTGGACGCCAGCTGCGGAAGCGCGATGACCGCCGCCGCCGCCAAGTGAGCGGCCGGGGTGGACCCGTGCGCGCCGCGGGTGATCCCGGTGAACAGGGTCGCCGTGACGCCGGTGTAGTCGATCAGCTCGGTGCCGATCTCCACGGTGCCGGACGAAGCGTAGCCGATGGTCGTAGGTACATGAAGCTGCTGAACCACAGAGGCGCCGCTGGAGTGAGCCGCCGCCGTGGTGCCGTGCGCGCCGCGGGCCGTGAGCGTGAAGGTGACGCCGTCGAAGATCGTGTAATCGATCAGCTCCCCATCGATCTGGAACGTGCCGGGCGAGGCGTACCCGGCCGTCGCGACGACCGACGCCGTGGCGGACAGCGTCGTTAGCGGCGCCGTCAGCGTGGTCGACGCCGCGGGGACGATGTCCGACAGGACGGTGTTCGTGAGCGGCAGGTCGCCGGTCAGCACCGACGGGTCGATGGCCTTCCCGAACACCAGCGCGTCGCCGACCTTCGCCCCGGCGGCCAGGAAGTCGGCGGTCGGGGAGAGGAATATCTGCGTCGCGGACGGGAGCCCGGCCGGGCTCGCCACGCCGTCCGTCCCGAAGGCGTAGGCGGCGTCGTCGGTGAACGACTTGCCGGCCGCCGTCCGGGCGCGGTTGGAGCCGGTCCTGAACTCCGTTCCGGCGCCGACCGCGGCCGACTGTAGGGGGACGACCGGGATCGGGCTCGTCAGGCTGGTGTTGGCGGGCAGCTGGCGCCACATCCTCGTGCCGAGCGGGGACGCCGTGTTGACCGCGCAGGCGACCAGGCGGGAGAACTTCTTGTTGCGCAGGGCGACGAAGCCGTTGCCGCCCGAGTTGCCGAAGTCGCCAATGGTCGGGTCGAACCCACCGAGCTTGTTGATAAGGTCTTGGCCAGAGAAGATCTCAACCGGCTTGGGCTTGGTGATGACGTTCCCGTTCTGGTCGACACTCACGGCCGAGCTGACGTCCTGGAACTCCCCGACGACGCCGGTCGTGCCGACGCCGACGCCGGCGATGGAGCCAGGGGGCGGGAGGTCGACGATCACGACGCCTTCGATCGCGGTGATCGTCTCGACGCCCGGGAACGTTCCAAACCTTCGGATGAAGGACATTTAGCGGACCCTTTCCGGCCGAGTGGCCGCCCTCTGCGCGGACGATGCTATCACCCGCTAAAACGACAGTCTACTTCCCGATTGGACCGCCTCCGAGAGTGACACCTCCGTGCGCGCCCTCGGCTTGGCCTCCGGGAACGTGGCCAGCCTGGCGAGCTGCACCCGGCTGCGAACGGAGAACTGCGCACGCTTCACCCGCTGCAGCGCGGCGTCCTCCGCGTCGATGTACCCGCCCTCCATCAGCTCGTACGCCGCCCGCATGCCGTGGTAGTAGGGCAGCTCGAGCAGCGGCCCGTAGCGGAAGTCGACCGGCACGAACGCGTCCTCCACCATGGACACCAGGTTCTGCCGCTGGGTCGAGTCGGTGGCCCACACATCGAGCTTCAGGTCGAGCACGTACTCGGCCCCAGTGAGCACGAACCTGCCGTCGGGCAGCTGCACCCGGCCGGAGTTGCCCGGCGTCAGGCGGCTGGCGTCGTAGGCGCCGAGCGCCTCGGCGTACACGGCCGCCCTCGGGTACAGGGTCTCCTCCTCGGGCTCGGCCCACGTCTCCAGGACCTTCTGGAACTTGATCAGCCGACCGCCGGCGGCGTCGAAGGACAGCTGCGACATGTACTCGGCCAGCCCGCGGGCCAGCGCCGTCCTGGCGTCGACGTCCCTCCGGGCGGTGAGGACCTCGCGGTCCTTCGGGTCGGTGACGAGCCGGGTCTCCACCGCCGGCGCGTCTATGATGTCGGCCTCAGGCACCGGCCAGCACCTTCTCCACCTCGAACGTGACCTCGCGCTCGATCTCCTTGGCGAGGCGGTCCTCCATGCCGGCGAGGACGTACTTGCCCTTGATGCCGCGGCGCCCTATGGCGCGGGCCACCACGAACGCGACACCCTTCGCGGCGCCGCGGTCGACGCGGAGCTTTCGCCTCACCCAAGGGATGAGCGCCTTCGTCGGCGGGGGCCTGCTGCCGGGGCGGCGGCCCCGCTCTATCACGCCCGCGTACGGGGAGACGCTGTAGACCTCCAGCGAGGACTTGGCGATCCGGAACCTCCAGGAGCGGGCATACCCGCCGCGGTCGAACGCCTTGCGGTGCGACTCGGCGTTCATCATGGCGACGGCGCGCAGCCCGCCTGTGGACAGCCCGCGCAGGACGGCGGGCCAGTACGCGCCAGCCAGGCGCTCCCGGTGCTTGGCCCACTGCTTCACGTCCAGCGATCTGGCCATCAGCGCGGGTCCCCGGCGCGGTTGCGGTCCATGCGCGCGCGCTCCAGCCGGATGTTCCACTGGAACTGGTCGGCGAAGTACATGGGGGCGCCCTTCATGTAAAAACGGCGCCGGTCTCCGTCCCGGCCCTCGCAGGGCGGCGGAAACTCGACCTCGTAGTAGAACTGCTCGTCCTGCGGGGAGGCGCGGCCTTCCTTGTCGTGCCCGCGCAGGAAGTCCTCTGTGTACGCGCCGCTGATCTGCTGTAGCAGCACCTCGCCGAACTCGTCCAGGCCCACAGGCGTCACGATCTCGGCGACGGCGGACATGTCGGTCAGGAGCGGGGTCGGGAGGATCGCGATGTCGCTGACGAGAAGCTCCGCCCCTATGCCGCGCTTGCCGCCGGACCAGCGGGTCCGGATCAGGTTGACGACGTACGGGCGCAGGCCGAACGTGGTGTAGAGGTCGCGCAGCGAGTCTGCCACCGGGACCAGCCGCCGCGCGAGCGTGTCGCACAGGGCCAGCCGGCGCGCGGTCGACGAGCGGATCTCCGGCGGGAGCGGCGGCTCGCCTGGCGACGGGACCGGTCGCGCGAACGGCGGCGCGCCGCACGACGTCGGTGACCCGCAGCCGCACGGGCAAGCCACGGCCTACCCGTTCCTCACCGGCAGGATCCCGGCCGCCGACATGCCCTGCTTGTAGCGGTTCGAATACGCATAGAACGGGACGCCGAGCTGGTCGGCCAGGCGGCCGCCCCAGCGGTAGTACTCCCGCTCCAGCAGGTCCGGCTCGTTCTCGCGCGTCTCCAGCTCGCCGAGCTTGGACGCCGCCAGCCGGTCCTGCGAGGCGATCAGGCGGCACTCTATGTCGTCGAGGACCTTGAGCAGCCGGCGCACGCGGTCCAGGCCCTCGAAGATGACCTGGTTCATCGCCTCTTCGAGGATGAAGAGGGTCTGCACGGGGCGGGGCAGGCCGAACTGGATCGAGCCGGCCAGCTGGACGTTCAGGTAGCCGAGGTGGTACCTAACCCTTTCCCTCTCGGACGGAGTGAGTACGGCCACCTGACCTCCTCAATTGCCGGGGTCGCCTGCTAGGCGACCTCCTCCATCTCGACGCCCTGCTCGCGCAGGCTGGTGATCGCCCTCTCGCTGAAGCCCATGAAGTCGATGATCTGCCCAGCGCGGACGCAGGTGTAGGTGCCGTTGATGTTGACGGCCTTGTCGGCTTTGACCCGCCAGCGGGGCATCGCCGGGGCCGGCGGCTGGGCGGCGCGCTGCGGCTCATGCGCCTTGGCCTTCTGCGGCTGGCGCTTCGGCTGCGGCGCCTCGGCCGGGGTGCGCTCTGCGTCTTCCTTCTCTTCCGTCACGGCTCCTCCAAAGAAAGTGGCAGCAGGGGGCGGCAAGTCAACTCATCGACGTACAGGGCTGTAACCCCGCCCGAAGGGATGTGTCGATGATGAAACTCGCCGCCCCCGTCGCTGTCCGCTCGCTGGCCGAAGCCTATGAGCGGAACCATCGTGTAGGTCAAGATGACCTACCTGCCGATGGGCGCGGTTCCATGGCGTGAAAGCCAGGGTTTGCGCCCGTATGAGCTGGGCCGCTTGAACCAAAGCAAGAGTACCTGACCGAAGGTACTCCGAACGCTCTGTCAAGACCGGGCCACAGCTCGTGTGCCCGCCCGTTGGCTAGCCCAGGCGCGTGGTCTGGGACAGGCGGGTGAGCCTGGGAGCGAGCCGCCAAGGCGTGCTCCGAAACGCCGCGAACGGCGTCAGGCTCGAAAGGGGCCGAAGCCCCAACCTGTTGAACGACGTGGTGCAACTTCCTCCTTCAGCGAGCTTGGGCGCCGGGGAAGGGGGCTCCCCGGCGCCCTCGCCCTGTCAGCTACCCGTGCTGGATGACGACGAAGCGCTTGTAGCGCGCCGCGTCCCCTGTGGTCGCGTCGGTGCGGAGCGGCCAGTCGCCGATGAACTTCCAGGACGACGAAACGGAGTCCTGGAGGCGGTTCAGCGGGGCGCGGATGATCAGCTGGATCCGGTCGGCGAAGACCTCGATCCCGTTGTTGTTGATCCGCGGCTCGCCCACCTTGCCGGTGACGCCGGCTTCGGTGATCAGCTGCTGGAGGTCCTGGTAGTACTCCATGATGCCGCCCTGGCCGCTGAACAGCGCCCGGTGGATGCCCACGCCGGACGGGTTGATCAGCTCCCCGGGGAACGGGTCGTTGAGCGTGAAGCTCAGCGACGGCGCCACGAAGGTGGTCGGCGCGCCGGAGACGGTCTCCGGCAGCGGCGACTCGGAGTTGCGGAAGAAGGCGCACCCGAGGAGCTGCCCGACCGCGAACTGCTGGTACATGTAGTAGTCGGGCAGGGCGGTCAGCAGTCGCTGCCACTCAGGGTCGTTGAAGATCTGCGCCTGCGAGAACGGGTCGAGGTGGACGTGGAACCGCGCGTCCGGGTGCTCGGGGACGTTCTCCTGCCAGAAGCGCGAGACCGCGGTGCGGATGTCGCGCAGCTGCAGGGTGTTGGCCGTGGTGATGTCGTCGATCCGCGCGCCGCCGCCGACGTTCACGATGAACGTCGAGTCGAGCGCCCTCACCAGGGCTCGATCGACGACGGTGATCGCCGCGCCGTCGAGCGTGATGGTGCCGGGGCCGATCTCGTCGCCGGGGTGGTCCGGC